GGCGAAGAAGCGGTAGTAGTCGCTGGTGGCGGACAGGACCACGTTCTCCCCCGCCAGGAACCCCAGCCGGTCCCGATAGAAGAAGGCATCGGTAATGCAGCGGCCCACAAAGGACGGGAGCGGGTTGCTCTTGTCGTCCCCGGTCTTCCGTGAGTCCCACATGATGGGGAGGAAGGTGAAGGTTCCGTCAGCCTCGCGGACCAGCTTATGGGGCATCGTGGAGGGGTCTAGCTGGGTCCTGACGCCTATCTTGGTGGTCTCCACATAGGTATTGGTCTCGGCGTCGTAGCGCACATAGAACCCCTTGCCTGCGGTCCCCGGCTTGGTCGAGACACAACAGACATAGCCTTGGTCCAGCCCCGTGGGGAGGTCCGAGAATTGCGTCACGGACCCCTTGATGACCTTCATGGTGGCGTTGCCGTAGTTGTCTGACGCTTCCAACTTCCAAGCGGCCTGATCGGACTTGTTGATGCGGATGATGTTGTTTCCCAGCCGTGCCACTGTCCAGCCGGCCCCCAGGTTCGTGGATAGCTGGTTCGCCAGGGGCTGGATTGCGTTCTCCAGGTTGTAGTCGGTGTTGGCTATGGTGACAGTGCCCTTTACCACCCCATCAACGCTGACGGACATGACTCGGGCGGCTCCGAAGCCCTGATAGGAGAAGACAATGTAGCCCTGGTTGGGGTCCGTTATGGCGGGGTTCTGGGTGGTGGCATAGACGGCCTCCCAGCGTTCCTCAGTCCGCGAGCCAATCCCGTCCGGGTTGCCCCCGAAGAAGACGGTGTAAGTCACCCACTGGTAGGAGCTAGTGACCGCCGCGCTGGGTGGCAGACCCCCTTCCTGGGAAACGAAGTCGGTCATCGCCACCGGGCGCTTCTTATTCACGATGAAGGTGTGATCGGCAATGGACACCACTGCGATGTCATCACTGGCTACCGTTGGCAGGTAGTAGTGGGGCAGCTTGTCGGCAGGGATGGTGGCCCCGGTAGCGTCCTTGTAATTGACTGTCTTGGCCTCGCCTGAGTAGGCATCAAAGACCTTCAGCAGGCCATCGACCACCACCACCACATACCGCTCCAGGGAGTCCCGCTGGGTGATGTGGGCGTAGGCCCCTGCGGTAGCGGAGTCAAGGAGCTTGGCCTTGAATTCGGTCGGGGGCCGCTTGGAGAGCCCGGAGGCCACGGTCGGGTAGAAGTTTTCGGATAACTCGCACTGGCTCACAAGGCGGAGCTGTGGCGGTTGCTGGCTGACCCCGTTGAAGAGGTTCGCCAGGGCTTGATTGATGAGGGCCATCAGCGGGAGATGATGTCCAAGGCGTGCTGGCTGTTGAAGACGTTGTAGCCCCCGACCGCCCCTTCAGCCTCGTTCATGGCCTGGAGGCCGTTGTCTTCCTGGCTGTCCGAGAACTTGAACTGGATGTCACTGCCCAGGCGGCGCACCTGGAAGATGCGGGATGCCTTAATCATGATGTAGTGGCGGGCGGCCTGCGGCAGCTCGTCCCACGGCAGGCAGAAGATGACCTCGGCCTGGACGGTGGCATCAAACAGGGGGGAGTGTTTCTCCCGGTTGTAGAGGAAGCTGCCCCTCTGGACGGCATCCACGCTGCCCACAATGATCTTCAGGGCATTTTCCGGCACGGGGACTTTCCCCTCCACGTTGCGGGGTAGGGGGTATTCGGCCTCCGTATTGAAGGCCCACCCCTTCTGCTGCACCTCACGGGACACCTCGGAGAGGGTGGCGCGGGCGCTGGCTAGGTCCATCACCCCGGAGGCGCTGAGGGAGCTTACTGGGGCCTCGCTGATGGCATCCAGAAGGGTATTCACGGCCTCCAGTTCGGAGGTCATTGAGATTGCTGTCATGAGTCCTTTCAGGCGAAAAAAAGCGGCCCCCTCCGGTTAAGGAAGGGACCGCTATGGGGAAGACCTGATTAGGTCGTGGTCTTCAGTTCAGCCGAACATTCCGGCCGCAAAATACCGTGACCGACTGCGTACTTCGCAACGATCAAGGTACCCTGACGGCGGATGTCGTAGGCCATTTCCTGCGCCAAGTCCATCAGCTTCACCGTGCCAACAGCCTGCTTGGTCATGAGGAGAGCGGCGGTCTTGGTGAAGTCGCCCTGGTAGGCGGCCGGGCCAGCAACAACGCTGGTGGTCGGCAAGTGGTTGGTCTTGACCAGACGGGCGTTACCGATGCGGATGATCTTGCCTTCCGCATAGTTGCCGTTGTCGGCGGCCCAGTCACGGTTCAGCAGCGCGGTCGATTGCGCCAGGAGGTAATACTGAGCCGGCTTCAGGAAGCAGCTTTTCTCTTCGACTTCCGGGACATCCTTCTCATCGAAGGCTTGCATCGCGGCGTAGATGCCCGCAGCAAGGTCCGTGGCCGAAGTCTTGTAGAGCGTGGTGGCCGAAGTGAAGGTCGTACCACCGTAGCCATCCGTAACGGTCGCGGCAGCGCGAGCGGCCAGGATGCCGGTTTGCAGCACGTTCTTGTCCCACTGGTTCGACAGCGAACGGCCCACTTCTTTGGAGTAGATCGAACGGACATCGTAGTGCGACTTGGCTTCGTCAATGTTGGCGATGAAGACCGAGGACAGCAGGAGGTCGTCAATCGTGATGACTCGCTCCGACACGTTCGAGGTCTGCCCGACGATTTCCGCGCCCGGAGTGTGATAACCAGCGGCCACTTTCCAGGTTGCCGGGAACTGAGCCGACTTGCCGGCCGAGATGGTACGGACGGTATGCTTGTCCATGACCACGTTGGACTCTTCAAAGGCGGCCAGAACTTCACCACCAAAGACCTTCAGGAACAGTGCATCAGCGGCACCAGCGCCGTTTTGTTGGCCGAAGGAGGTAACGGTTGCGTTTGCCATGCGTGTATTGCCTTTCTTGTTGCCCCGTTGCAGGGCATGGGAGAAGCCCCTCTACGGGGAGACCGTGAGGGGCTTTGGGAGGACTACAGAGGGGTGCTTCTAGAGAGCCCTGAAGCGCACTTTCAGGGCTCGTGGTACTAGCCAGCGCGAGTGGCCGACTGCGGGGGGTTCAACTCTTCCAGCACGCCAGCGGGGGTCCGGTTAAGGAGGCCCATGTTGATGGCGGTCTTGACGGGGACTTGCATGGCCCCGTGGGAGATGAGCGTGTGGCTGTCATTCCGCTCAACGGCGGTGCCCAGCACGCCCGTGCCGAGTGCTTTGGCCGTGGCGATCTTGGTTCCTACCGCATTGACGGAAGCCCCTGCGAAGTTGCGGAGGCTCATCAGAAAGCGGTCGTGGCCGCAATCTTGGTGCTGACCTTGGCGCGGTAGGCGGAGTCCTTCTCGTAACGCGGATCGCGCATCTCAGCCACCATCTCGGCACGCGAGGCGTAACCGTTGCCGGAGACCCCTGCCGGATTGCCACCGAGGAGCCCAGGCTGTTTGCCGTAGGCCGACTCGAAGCGGGACTTGAGGCCGGCGATAGCTTGCGTCATCTCGGCTTCGGAGCCTGCGGTGGTGGAGGCGTTGAAGACTTCGATTTCAGCCAGGGAGTACGCCTTAGCGGCCCATGCGGTCATCTGGTCGAAGGATTCCTTGCCACCAGCTACGGTGTGGCCCTTGGAGAGGAAAGCCTGCTGGAGGGCTTCCTGGCCGGCGATGTAACTATCCACCATGGCCTTCGGGATGCCAGCCTTTTCAAGCTTGGCGATGCTATCCGGGGAGAGTGCGCCCTTCTCGGCATACTCACTTTCCAAGGTGCCCATGTCGAGCCCTGCGGATGCGGCTGCGGCTTTCGCTGCGGCCTCTTCCGGGGTCTCTACAACAGCCACCTTGGGGTCCGCTTCAGGGGCCTTCTTGGAAGCCGCTACGGCCTTCAGAAGGTCGGCAGTCTTGACCACGCCATTGTCGGCATCCCAGAACTCTTCCGGGACATCTTCGGGGCGGGTGACGGCCTCCGGCTTGATCGGGGCACCACCAGCGGCCTCAAGGGCAGCTTTGGCGGAGTCATCGACCTTGGCCGCCATGGCAGCTTCGTATTCGGGAGTACCAGCGAGCGGAGCGATTACAGTACCGGGCATCAGTGATCCTCCCGCACGGCGTCATGACTCACCAGCTTCGTGACGTTGCTTTTCGGGGCGGCCACTTCGGGGCGCAAGCCAGCCAGGGCACCTTTCGATACCGAGGCGGCAGCGCCCTTCTTGGCGGGTGCTTCAACTACTTCAGGGGCAGTAACCGGGATTGCGTCAGCCATGTCTTCTTTCATTGAGGGATTGAGGGGAGTTCGCCAGTCATCTTCATGGATTCCTTAGCGAGCCCGCCCAGTTGATTAACGGCGTTCGGGCCGAGCTGGGCCATCATCTGGCTCTGCTGCGTTTGCTGCATCCGTGCGGCCTTCTCGGCTTCGGTCGGGATGAGACCCTTCATGTCGATGCCTCGGGCAGCGCCGCAGCGTTTGATGAAGTCACTGACGTTCATCTCCTGGGCGATCACTTCCGGCCCCAGTACAGCGAGGTCCTGGAGGAGACCGGCCAGCTTGGTCAGGTCATTACCCCGTCCAATGGCGTTGATGCCCGTGGTGATTGCCGGCTTGATGGCGTTCTTCGGGAGGGCTGGGAGGAGCCCCTGCCGTTCCATCTGAGCTTGGACCACCTGGATGTAGGGGAGCTGGAACTCTTGAGCCAGGGTCGAATAGACACCCCCCAGCGTTTGCTCCAGCTCGTTCGCCATGTAGCGGATTTCCTCAGCCGTGACTCGCTCCCCGCTGCGCTGGATGGCGCTGTTGAGGAGGAAGGCATAGGCAAGGGATTCCTGGAGGTCATCAATGGTTTCCTTCGCCACCCGGAAGTCGGCGTACTTGTCCATCTGAAGGACCGAGACATCCTCGGCGTTGCCCTCCTTGATGTCCCCTGAGTCGGATTCGGCCAGGGTCTTCATCTTGGTAGTGCCGTTCGGCTTGACCAGGAAGAGAACCTTCGCTGCTGCTGCCGATGCCTTCACGATGGCCTTGCGGAGCCCTTCAAGGGTCTTCAAGTCGCCTAAATACTCTTCCACATAGCTGCGGCCGTAGTCCTCGCCATCCACCTTGATAAAGCGGAGAGCGAGCCAGGGGCATTTGTCGGCCGGATAGGTCCCTTCAGTGCCGGGGACGACGATGCCATCCACTTCCTGAAAGATTTCCCAGCCTGCCAATGTGCGCTTGATGCGTGTGTAAAGCTCGCGGCTATCTTCACCGTTGCCCTCATCGCTCTCCTTGGTTTCCCTTACGCGGATGCTTTCGGGGAGTTCCAAGGGGGAGATGTCTTCCTTCGTGACCATCTCCAGGATGTGCCCCATCGGGTCCCGCTTGACCACGAAATGGTCCAGTCGGAAAACCTTCATGCCACCTTTCGGGGGCACATAGATGAGGACATTGCCGGAGACCAGCAAGAGCTTCATTGCCTCGAAGACGGAGGAGCGGGTGTTGCCCGCCTCGATGTAGGCCATGACAGCCCGTTCCATCTTGTCCAGTGCTTCTTCGACCTGGGCTCGCATACCTTCCCGGCCGGTCAGCTTCTCCATCATGAAGTCATCGACCACATAACGGAAGAAAGGAGAGTTCGGCGGGAGGAGGGCCAGGAGGAGCTTGGCCGCCAAGTTATTGACCCCCCGCGCGCCCATTGACTGGTACGGCGTGGGTAACTTGGTGGAGCCGCTGGAACCTTGCGGGGGAATGAGGGAGGGAATAGTCAGCTTCGCGCATTCCTGTGCCCTATCCAGGTACGGGTTGCGGATGCTTTCTAAACGGGTGTAGCGGGCCTTGGCTGTCTCTAAGACGTTAAGCGCCAAGGTTAGGCCGTGGGTATTGCGAGGCCGGAAGCCGCTGCTTTAGGAGCCCCACCAGTGCCCAATGAGGGGAGGACACGGTTGATGCGGAGGGCGGCGCGGGCGCTGCGGGTGCTGCGTTTGTTGGTAGCTGCTGCCGCTCCTTCAGTCTCATCATCTTCCTCGGGGGAGGTAAGACGCGGAGGGGGAGGAGGCGGGGGAGGAGCTGGGGGAGGAGCTGCGGGCTTGCCGCCACCACCACACATAGTTAATTCTCCTGTGCTTCGTTGAACTTGGACCGGAGAACATCGACCACCCGCCGCTCGCCAGCCTTCATCCAGATTTCCCTTTCGGGGTCCTTGGGATCAGGGCAGCGGTGGGGGTACATGGAGGCAAGCTCCTGGAGGAGTTCTTCGGTGACTAGCAGGCCGACTCTTAAAGAGTCTCTAAAGGTGGTATCTATAAGGGACCCTTAACTTTATCTTTCTGCTACTGTGAGGTTTTATCTGGCCTAAAATGGGATAACCCATTGAACCGTAAAGGAATACGATACGTCTGGATAAAAGGCGGAGAAGAGGACGCTGAAGCTCACGCCGGAGCGGTGCCAGCCTTCAGGAATTCCTTGTAGAGCTGGACGCAGTGGATGGCCTTGTCGCAGTCTTCCAGCTTCATGGCGAG